TTAGACAAAAAGATAAATCAATATTAGTAAATTATAAAATAGATGATCCAGAATTAAAAGTAAATAATATGCAAAATTATATAATTCCTTTTGATGAACCAAAATCTAAATTTGGTAAATGGTTTAATAAAAATAAAAAAACCTTTAATATAATTGGAGGATCAGTTTTATTTTTAGGCGGAGGATATTTAGGATATACTTTAGCAAAATAATTTAATATATAATAAAAAAATTAAAAATAATTATGTCATTAAAAAGCAAAGAACAAGTTGTTTTAGAAAAATTAGGTTCAATTAATGAATCAGTTTATAAAATGGGTGATTTATATAAAGTTAAAACAGTAATAGATATTCCCAAATCATTAGTAAATGCTTTTGTTAGTAAAGCAAAAAAAGAAAACGGAATAGATCCAAAAGAAAATTGGTCTGATGTAGATTTAGCAGAAATGTTTGTTGAATACTTAAAGGCTACTTTTTTAAATGTTGAATCTTTACCAGTATCTGCTATTTTAGGTGAAAACACAAAAACTCCTGGTGATGTTCAAACTGATGTACAACCTCAAGAAGTTCAAGCACAAGAGCCAGTTCAACCAATTGAAGCAGAAGCTCAAGAAGTTCAAGGACAAGTTGATGCTCAAGCACCAGTTCAACCACAAGCACAAGAGCCAGTTCAACTACAACCTATTCAATAATGAAAAAGTTTTTAATTTTAATAACTTTATTAATATTATTATCTGCATGTAAATCATCTAGTCATAATTGTGACGCATATGGATATGTGGAAAATACAGATATAAAAAACAATATATAATAAAAAAATATTTAATAATATGATAACTACAGTTGCAGAATTTATTGCAGAAAACAATAAAAGAAAAAAATTGGGATTACCATCGTTAAATGAAAATTTCATGGACACTGATACACTTTCTAATGAAGAAGGAGTTCAAGAAACAGAAATGGATAATGAATTTGATAATGAATTGGAGAACGAAACTGAAGAAGCTCCTGTAATCACTATAGACACATTTAAAGAAGCTTTAACTGCTAAATTTAATGAGTATATGGAAAATTTAGAAGAAGGTGCTGAAGAGCCAGAAATGTTAACAGATTTACAAATGCAATTAGCATTTGATGCTTATCAATCTATTTCTCCAGCTGAAGAAGATGTTCAGGATGAAGAAGGTTTTGAAGATGTTCAAGGCGAAGAAGGAGTTCAAGATGAAGAAGGTTTTGAAGGAGTTCAAGATGAAATAGTTGAAGAAGGATTATTCGGTACATATAAGCCAACACCAGAACAAAAACAAGCAGCAGACGCAAGACTTGCTGAAATAAAATCAAAATGGAAAAATATTGTAATTAATAAAGATGGTAAACAAGTACCATTTACAGATGAATTATATTATTCAGCATTAGCTAATAATAAATATCGTGGAGCATTTGAAACTTTCCCTACAGGAGATAAAGTTGTTCTTAGATATAAAGAAGGTTTATCTTTATTACAAAAAATTGCAGTTGGTACAGGAGATCAAGTAGCTGCTAAATAATTAAATAAAATTATAAATTAAAAAAGGACTTAATATTAAGTCCTTTTTTTATGCTTTTAGGATTTGAAGATCAATTTCATTAAGTGCATCAAATCCTTTTTCATTCATTTTATCTAATACAATATCTCTAGTTAAGTTATTAGTAAGAAAATTGTCCAATACACTTTTAGAAGAAAATGCATCAGGCAAAACATCTACAAAAAGTCTTTTCCAAATTTTGTTATCGAAATCTCCAAACAATACACCAGTAGTAATATCATTTGATTCAATAAGCATATTGTGTTTTTGTAATGTTTTAATAAATTTTTCTGTTTGACCTTCTGGTAAAAAAGTAAAAATATTACCAATTGAATCAGTATCATCATCACCAAAATACTCTGCGTATTGTTCGTCTTCAAAAACTTCAGTATCTACAAATTTAGCAACATCTTCTAAAAATAGATCTTTAACTTCGTTTGTTGGATTGAATACTTTGTAATGTGTAACTTTCATAATATTTTAGTTTTTATTAATTGTTTGACATAGCAAATATAGAGCTTTTTTTTAAATAAAAAAACTTTTATGAAAATATTTTTAAAAAAAATTAAAATAACTTATTTATAGTTATAATATTACAATCGTTTTTTCTAGCATGGAATAAATCCTTATTATTAAAACCAATAGTAATATGTAAATCTTTAAAAGGTAAACCTAAAGATAATCTTATTTTATTAATTGTATCAGATTGACAAACGATAAAGAATGTTTTGTTAGAATCTTTAGAAATAGATCCAATACCTAACATTCTTAAATCGTTAATATCAATATCAAACAAATTAAAAATATTATTATTAGAATTACATTCAGCAACATTAAATGCAGTTAAATGAAAATTACCTCCATTTCTATTTAAAAGATTTTGATTCATTAAACCAAAATCATTAATATTAATTTTAGCAAAATCTAATAACGCATCAAACAAAACATCATTAAAATCAATCAATGAAATATATGAATTTCCTAATACGTCTTTAATAATTTTTAGTTTCATAATGCAAATATAATAATAATTTATGACAGTTTATTAATTTGTGCAAATTTTTGTAAAATTTCTGCAGTGTTGTTTGTTTCTAGAATATAATCTTCATATAGATCATTGCTCGCAAAGTATGATTTAAAGTTATTTAGAGCTTCACCTAACGATTTTCCTTCTAGTTTATATTGTTCCATAACCATACGTCCATTGAATAGCTCAGAGATAGCGATTTTACGTTCTTCTTTTTTCTCTAATTGTCTATATTCTTTCAAAAATCCAGGAAAATGAAAATCGATTAAACCCAAATATACTTTTTTATCAGAATAAAAATAATGATATGAATCAATAGTTTTTTCTTTTAAAGGTGCAACACGTTCTACAAAACTTGCATAAGTTGATCTTTTCATATCGCGTTCACGATTTGTTCTATTCATGATTTCAAAATCAAATAACCATGGATTAAAGTATTTAGATGAAATAACAAAATCAAAAATTTCATCAAGATTATCAAATCCTAAATTGTATCGATCTACATCAAACCCTAAAAAAGATAAAACTTGTTCATAATCTTTAGATACATAAAGAACACCCAATTCTTTTCCTCCTGAGTTATATGTATATTTAAGACCATCAAATCCCCATTTCAAACCAAAACGATGAGCTACTTTTCCAATAAGGTTATGTAAATCATTATAAGAAAAATATACTTGACTTGTTTCCCAATTTCTAAGAGGCGTTAAAATGAAATCAACTTGTAATTCATTAAATTCAAATGAATAAACACCACCGTTAACAACAACTTCTTTAGATCCAAATTCTTCAATGATCCATTCTTTAATATTGAAGTCAATATCTTTATCAACTAAAACAAGAATATCAGCATCACCAAAACTTTCTTTTGATTTAAAATAAGTTGTTGATTTAGCATCACTAAATTTTTTCTTAGCTTTTTCTAAAATAACAGGCAAGATCTTATCAAATTCATCTTTCTGATAACGTCTTGTAAATGCTCCTTTGATTGCGTTTCCTCCCATTTTGTTTTTATTTTTTACAAATATATAAATAATTTTTTAAATATCATCAAAAAATAATATATATTTCATGATAACAACAATTAATGAATATAAATATAATATTTTAGAATCTAAATTTAAAGCTTATTTAACTATTGAAAAAATACTTTTATTAACTGAAGATAATGCTCGTGAATTTGAATGGGATCTTACTAATGATATTAAAGATGATATTAAATTAATAGATCAATTAAATTTAGGTAAAGAAAAAATAGTAAAATATTTTAAATCATTGATTGATAAAATACACGCTTTACCTGAAGTTGTACAAATAAAATTATTTAAAGGTATTGTTATTGCTTTTATGGGTTTAATTACTTTACCTGAAATGTTATCTACTATTACAACATATTTTAGTAATGATACAGCAAATACAGAAATAGTAAATAAATATAAAAATGTAGCTGTTACTAATTATAAAAAAACATCTAACAATGTAGCTTCTGCGCCAGTACAAAAAGAAGAACAAGTAATTAAAAAATATGTTCAACCAACTGAATTTTCAGATACTTTAGTAGAATTTTTAAAATATGAAGAAGGATCTATTAAAGAAAAAGGAAAGCCAGTTTTAACTGCTTATAATATTGGTGACGGAATGATAACTATTGGTTATGGACATGCTGAACGAAAATCTGAAACAAAAATGAGAGCAAATCGTACAACTATAACCGAAGATCAAGCGTTAGATTTATTAATAGAAGATATTAAAGAAGCTCAAGGTCAATTAGACGATATATTAAATGATTGGAAAAAACAAGGAATTAAATTATACATAACTCAAGGAATGTATGATTCAATGATTTCAATGATTTATAATATGGGTATAGGTAATTTCAGAAAATCAGAATTTATACAATTAGTTAAAGACGGAAAATTTGATAAAGCTCAAGAAAAAATCAAAACAACAAATGTCACATATCCTGGACATGTTATTAGAAGAGAAAAAGAAGCTAAATTATTTTCTATGGATAATGTTGAAAATTTTAAATTTAATACTTAATCTGCTGGTATAAAATCTGGCATATCTTCATACCACATCCATCCGTTTTCTTCCATAATGATTGGATCTAATGTTGGCTCTGTTGTATATGGTAAAATAATACCATTAATTGCACAAATCCATTCTCCATTAACAAATTTATAATATCCTTCCATAATTTATTATTTATTTTTATTTACGGTGTTATTGTAAAACCTTTTCCAGTAGCAATTGCTAATGTTGGTGCAGATAAAGTTATATTACCTGTTATTACTATTGTTTGTGCTCCTGCTGCTATTCCTAATGAGTTAAAGAAAGCAGCAAACGCAGCATCATCCATTTGACAAGGCGGAACTGTTATCCCTCTTGTTAAACCACCCAAATATAATTCTTGTAATGAATTACACACACTAAGAGCTGTTGTTGTAGTAGTTACATTCGTACAATTAGATATGTATAAGCGTTTTAGAAGACGTGAACCATTGACTACATTAGTAATATTTGTTAAATTAGCTCCGGTTGTAATATTTCCAACTGTTTCAAGTGAGGTATTAGCAATCGTTAATTGATTTGCTAATGGTAAATTAATTGTACCAATTTTCCTTAATCCTATCATAGTACTTATAGAAAAAGCATTAAGCATCGCTGGTAAAGATATATTACCAATTTCTTCAGTAGTGTAATTACCATTAATCATAGCACTCGCAGTAGTGGCATTGTTAAATGTTAAATTTCCCATTATTCTATTTCCATATCCACCAGTTATTAAAGTATTAACAGTTGTTACAACATTGTTTGTTATATCTCCTATAATTTCTGGCATTCTTGAGAAAGAATAAATACCAATATTATTACAAGTTGAAAAGTCCTCATTAACTTCTTGAAGATATGGACTATTAAATGCAAGTCCTCTAGATATTGCTGGAACAGTTCCAAGCCATGTCCATCTTCTAAGTTGCATCATTCTTAATCCTGAATTCATAAACATAGATGTTATGTTTGGAAATGATAACCTAACATCAATATAATTTAAAGGATAAATTGTTGGAAAACCAGTTCTTGGATTTGTCACACTAAGGCCTGTATTTGCTGGTGAAACTTGTGGATAAATCTCAATTATTACTTGTCTAAAACCTTCACTCGTTGTTGTTGCTGGATTACAACTTGCATAATCAATTGTGCTAGTTGCTTGAGCACCACTTATATAATTTGTAGCAACGCCATCTACTTTAACTGTAAATGCTTGACCTAAACTTAACATCCAAGTTGATGGTTTATCTGGAAATACAGCTAATAAAAATGCTCCTTTATGTTGACCTACAGTTACTAAACTATCAATATCTAACCAATCAGAAGGACGAGTCCAAGATGATGACGATGTTGCTTTTATATATAAATCTCTATTATTTGACATTACGTTTTATATATCTTTTTATGCAAATTCTATATCTAGATTTGTAACGCCAGCTATATCTGCTGTTACTGTTATAGCTGAACCAATTAATATTGTATTACCTAAAGTATATGCTACACCATCATCTAATATAGTGATTGTAGGTGAATTTAAAATATTTGTTGTTGAAGTAATTTTTAAATCTTGTGGAGCATAAAATACAACTGATAAAACATCTACTAATTCAATAGTATATGTTGCAGTATTATCATTTTG